AGTGGTGATACAAGGCCACCAATGGGCCTGGTCCGGTATGGTGTGATTCACGTTTGACTGTGTGTACACTCTCATCGTAAGATTATTTACACTGACCTTGGCACTATTAAAATATATTATTTGGTTTGTGATGCCGTGCTGGGCGATTAAAAGAATGGTAATCCGCTTTTTTTGGTGGTTTCCAGATTGTCCTTGACGATTTTGCTGATGATTTCACGATCCTCCACAGCAAATGCAAACACATCATCCACTGTGACACTGCCACGCATGTACCAGCACAATCGCATCAATTCCAAGCGAAAGTTTTTGGTTTCATTCTCTAGGATATCCACTTCCTTTAAAATTTCCGGCAGAGATTTGGTTAGGATCTTTATGCGAAAAAATTTGATTGATCAAAGGTCACAGGCACTTCAAACTCTTTGGGAGCTCCTGCCTTGATGTCTTCTTCGGTGCTGAGCACTCTCAGTGGTTTGATGGCGAATCTGTTGCGATTGCTGGTCACATGATCCACTATGCTGGTGTAAAAATTCTTGTCGGCTTTTTCGATGAACTCTGCAATGAACTTGGGATCAGTCACTGTTTGACCTTCCACTTCCACGCTGCTCACTGTGTTGGCCACCAGTCTGATGGTGATCTCTGTGAGCTTTCTAAAGCTCTGATGAAACATGTTCACTTTGGTCTGTTCATCCAATTTGTCATCATTCACCACATTGAAAATTCTTTGTTCTTCAAATGTTTTGATGGCACCTTCGGTGAATTCTTTGTAGTTGAGCGGTTTCACTGTGATGCGCACTCCATCCACTGTGAGTTGTTCTTCAAACTTGGCCAGCAACAGATCATCCAACACTGTGCGTAGGTCCATGGTGTAATCTTTCTTGATGGTGGTGTTGGGCACAGTGATATTGATGTCCAGCTTTTCACCATAGGTGGCCAATCTGATGGCAATCAGCACAGCATCTATGTCAATGCTGGGCATGAACCAAGCATTCTTGATGTTGGGCACACAGCTTTGTATCACATCCACAGTGGCCTGACCATTCATCAGTGCATCCGGAGTTTTGAAAGTCAACTCATCCTTGGCAGTCATGGCATACACTGCCAATTCACCTGTGACTGGCATGTCCAATGCGCCTGCAGGATAGTATTTGCCACGGCTGGGCAGTCTCAGATAGTTTTTGGGCTGTCTAAAATACTTCTGTAAAGGATTATTAACAGCTGATGAGTTTGTATTTTCTGGCATTATTACCTCCGTATAAATAAGTGTATAATTCGCATATTTTTATAATATGTGTGTATTTATAATCAGAATTAACTGGGTATTTAATTAATGGCAGATGAAGTAAAAATAAAAGCTCCTGGCTCGGATTTGGACGATGCTGTGCTGCATAATGCTGCCACAGAAGCCACTCTGAAAAAATTGGTGGATGCATTGGGCGGCAGAGGTTCCGGCACTGGAGCCAAAGTGGCTGCCACTGCGGCCAAGTCAGCCAAAGGGCTGGAGGATCTGCGCAAACAATCCAAAAATACCGAAAATCAATTTGAAAAATTACAGAACCGAAGCAAGGTGTTGTCGCAAGGCATCAAGGATTTTGGTCATTCATTGATGGTGACTGGTCGCAAATTTGGCGACTTGGTACAGCCGTTGGCTTCTGTGATGAGCAAGCTCAATCCCAGCATGGCATTGTTCTACGGCAGCATATTGGCCTTGGTGAACGAAGTGGATCGTCAAGTGGATGTGTTCAGAGAGCTCAGTCAACAAGGTGCTGATTTTGGTGCAGGTATATTTGGTTCTCGTATGGCAGCCATTGAAGCTGGATTGAGTCTGGATCTTTTCAAAGAACAGGTGTTGGCCAACACTGGCACATTTGGCTTGTTGGGCGGCAGTGTGAATCGAGGTGTGAGAGTGTTCACCAACATCAGCAAAAATATTCAAAAAGATTTCCAACCCACATTGAGCAGATTGGGATTCACCATGCTGGAAACTTCAGATTATATCACAGATTATTTGGAAATACAGACCAGTCTGGGCAAAGCTCAGCAGATGAGTCAGGAAGATCTCACAGACGGCAGCAAAGATTATCTTCTCCAGTTGGACATGTTGAGCAGAGTCACAGGACAGAGCAGAAAACAACTCAGCGAAGAACTCAAACGTCAAGGGCAGGATCTCAGATTAAAATCACTCATGGCCACCATGGATAAAGACGCCCAAGCCAATCTGCAAGCAATTGTGGCAGGACTGGGAAATGTAGATCCTAAATTAAAATCGGCCATTGAAGAAATGATAGTCACAGGAGGCGCTCCTGTGAGTGAATTTGGAAGAATGCTGGCTAGCACCTCCCCAGAATTGGTGAATTTAGCAGCAGGAGTGCGCAATGGTTCTGTGAGCTCCGCAGAATTTGCAGCAGGCGTGAGAAGAGCTGCTGCTGGAGCAAACGCTAATAGAGAATCTCTACAAGGGCTGGCCACTGCAGCTGCCATCACAGGCAATGACATGTATTTGGCACAGGCATCATTGTTGAGTTTGACCGAATATCAATCAAAGGCTTCTGAAGCGACACAAGAACAGATGAAAGCACAGAAAGATGCCACCAAAGCAGTGGCCAACTTTGACAGTCAAATGCAAAAATTTAGAAACTCACTCCTTGTTTTGATATCTCCTTTGTTGGAAGTGGTTGGAGGTGCATTGAGTGCAATGTCTGCAGCTATCACTGGATTTACAGATTTAGTTCAATACCTAACATCGTTCCTACCCGATATTAATATCGACCTAGGCAAATTTGGACAGTATTTAAAAATGGCTGTGGGTGCATTGTTGTTGTTAGGATTGGCACGAGGCAGTTCAGCAATTATGAAAGGTGGCATGAATATGGGCAGCAAGGCCCTAGGCATGGGATCCAATCTACTGTCCGGCAGCACTGCAGCAGCACCAGCAGCAGCAGCAGGCAAAACAGCAGGCACAGGCATAGCCGGAAAAATGCTCGGTGCTGGCGCTGCAGTGGCATCTGCCAAAGCCATAGGAATACTATCGTTGGCAGTAATTGGCATAGGTGCAGCACTGGCCGGAGCCACATGGCTCATGGGAGGCGCTCTAGAAAAATTGGGCACAGGATTGGGCAAAGTGGCAGATGTGGATGGTGAACGATTAAAAAATGTGGGCGAAGGAGTCAAAGCATTGGCCAGTGCTATGGCAGTATTTGGCAGCACTGGTGGTTTTGGTCAGATCAAAGACATCAACATAGAATCATTTGCCAAAAATATCAATACCACATTGGATTCACTTGACAAAGGCAAAATAGACAGCTATACTGAAGCATTAAACAGTCTGGGAGACTCTTTTGCTAAAGTACAAAACAATATGAGCAGCACAGTGTCAGCCACAGGAAAAACTTCAGCCGACAAGCTGGAAGAGTTAAATATGACTATGAAGCAAGTTCTTTATGTGCTAGAAGGCAGCAAAAGATATCAAAGAGACACTGCTACAGCAGTTGGAGAAATTACATAATATGAGTTGGAAAAGATATTTTAATCAAGTGAGTGACAACGAGATCTACACTCGCACAGGTCGCATGGCAGGTCCAGCCAAGACCAACTACAGTTCTTATTTGCCAGATGTGTATGTGGGATCACCCAACAGAGTGGAACGCTATGGACAATACAATGTGATGGACATGGATTCCGAAGTGAATGCAGCCTTGGACATCCTGGCTGAATTTTGTTCGCAACTGAACAAACAGAATGACACAAATTTTAAACTGAATTTCAAACAACCTGCCACCAATGCAGAAATCACCATACTGAAACAATATCTACAGCAGTGGTGCAAACTGAACAATTTCAACAAAAGAATTTTTAGAATATTTCGTAATGTGTTCAAGTACGGTGATGCTTTTTTTATCAAAGATCCTGAAACTAAAAAATGGTTCCACGTGGATCCAGCCAAAGTGACCAAGATCATTGTGAATGAATCAGAAGGCAAGAAACCAGAACAGTACATGATACGTGACATAAATTTAAATTTTAAAGATTTGATTGCTACCACTCCATACGAAACCAACAACAGTATCACAGCAGGTGGTTCTGGTTATTTGGCAGGCAGTGTGCGTGGTATGGTGGGCATGAGCCCCGAACAGTCTGGATCAAGATTCACCACCAGTTTGAAAGAAACTGCTGTGAGTGCAGAACATGTGATACATTTGAGTTTGAGTGAAGGACTGGACAATAATTTCCCATTTGGAAATTCTTTATTAGAGTCCATATTTAAAGTGTACAAACAAAAAGAATTATTGGAAGACGCAATTATCATTTACAGGGTGCAAAGAGCTCCAGAACGTCGTGTGTTCTATGTGGACGTGGGCAATATGCCTTCACACTTGGCCATGCAGTTTGTGGAAAGAGTCAAAACAGAAATTCATCAGCGACGTATTCCATCATCTACAGGCGGTGGAACCAATGTGATAGATTCTGCCTACAATCCATTATCCATCAATGAAGACTTTTTCTTCCCTCAGACAGCAGAAGGTCGTGGATCAAAAGTGGAAACACTGCCAGGCGGTACCAACCTTGGTGAAATTGATGATTTAAAATACTTTACCAATAAACTGCTGCGTGGATTGCGTATTCCCAGCTCATACCTGCCCACAGGACCAGATGACAGCAATGCACAGTACACAGATGGCAGAGTGGGCACTGCTTACATTCAAGAATTGAGATTCAACAACTATTGTGAAAGATTACAGAACTTGGTCGCAGATGAATTCAACAACGATTTTAAAAAATATCTTTTGGACAAAGGAGTCAACATTGATGTGAGCATGTTTGATATCAAGTTTCAAACTCCACAAAACTTTGCTTCTTACAGACAAGCAGAATTGGACAACAATAGAATCCAAACATTCAGTCAAGTGGCAGCACTGCCTTACATCAGCAACAGATATGCACTGATGAGATTTTTGGGCATGAGTGCAGATGAATTGGCTGAAAACGAAAAATTATGGCGTGAAGAAAATGATGAGAAATTCAAAGTTAAACCCACTGCATCAGCTGCTGAAATGCGCAGCGCAGGCATCAGTTCTGCCAACATACAGCAGGACTTAGCAGCACAAGAACCAGAAACCACTGCTCCAGTGGAACCCACAGACACCACAGGTGGTGCTGGCGCCACACCAGGCACAACTCCCACCACATAAGCATAAATAATTTCATGCTACTGCGTGAAATTTTCTATTTTGACAAAAATGATGTGAACACTGCGGATCACAAGATGTATGATCCTCAGCATGATCAATCCATTATTGGCACCACAGACACTCGCAAAACCAGATTTACTTTGAAACAAATCAACAGAGCTCGCAAAGCCAGTGAATTTCACAACAATGAACAGCAAAAAGAACTGGAATTTGTGAGAAACATGTACAGTATCGCCAGCACTCAACCCACAGCCTAACCTGAACAGCCAAGCATGGCCAAATTAGACAAATCTTTATATACCAAAGAACAGTGGAAAGCCATCAAACATCAGCGTAACTCTGACAAAGCACAGCACAGACTGACCAAGCAGGGTCATAGCACAACAGTGCAGCCTGCTCCTCATCAGCACACACCTGTTGCACCCACACCTCAACACAGACCACCAGTGGATGGCAACATTGCTTTTGTGGTGGGCAATGGACTGAGTCGCAAAAATATCAACCTGGATTATCTGCGTGAATGGGGCAAAATTTATGGTTGCAATGCACTGTATCGTGAATTTAGACCAGATTTTTTGGTAGCAGTGGATGCCAAGATGATTGTGGAGATTTGTGAAAGCCAATGGCAACTGCAAAACCCTGTGTGGACCAATCCCAACAAAAACATGGAAAAGTTCAAAGGATTGAATTTTTTCAAACCCAGTCAAGG